AGATATTACTGAACTTTTTAGTGGGTTGAATGAAGCCCATAAAGAAGCACAAATTGAAGTTGAACTAAAATTATCCCTAAATGAAAAAGAGAAACTAGAAGCGTTCTCTACTCTTATTGAAACTTTTGATGAGATTATTCAACCCGAAACCACACCCGAAGTTATCCAAGAAAAAATTGTTGAACCAATCAATGAAGGTGCAAAACTAGAAGCACTTGAACAACTATTCTCTGAACTAATTGAACCAGAACCAATAGTAGAGATAGTTGAAGAACCTAAAAATATTATTGTTGATGAAGTTGAAACAGAATCTTTAGTAGAAGAACCCACAAATGTAGAAAAGAAAGCAGACCTTGTAGATAAGGCTATTGTACATCTTAATGATATGCAAGAAAAAACTACAGTTAAAGAAGAAGTAGCACAGATTACAACTCTACGAAAAGAGTTTGATAACTTTAGATCACTCATTGGACAACAAATAGCATCATCACAAATGTCTGGTGCTGGTGGTGGTGAAGTTAGACTTGAGTTTATGGATGATGTTGATAGAAATACCGCAAAAGTAAATGGTAAGTTTCTAAAGTATCAATCGTCTACTGGTAAGTTTATTGGTGCAGATGCTGGTGTAACAGACGAACAACTACAAGATGTTGTTGGTGGAATGATTGGTAGCAATACTGAAAGTGGTATTGCAGTTACTTATGATGATACAAACGGAAAGTTAGATTTTACAGTTGGTACACTTAATCAAGATACTACTGGTAATGCAGCTACAGCAACCATATTAGAAACTGCTAGAACTATTGGTGGGGTTTCTTTTGATGGCAGTACAAATATTGATATTGCAAGTACAAATTTAAGTGACAGTTCTGATCTTGCTCGTCTTGCAGCTCCAGCATTTACTGGTACTACAACTGGTGTTAACTTAACATTAAGTGGCGATTTAACTGTAAATGGTACAACTACTACTATTAGTTCAACTAACACTTTGATAAGTGACAATTTATTAGAATTAAATAATGGTGTTGGATCAAATGCTAACGATAGTGGTCTAGTTATTGAACGTGGTAGTACAGGCGATAACGCATTTATCGGTTGGGATGAAAGTTCTGATAAATTTATAGTTGGTACAACAACAGCAACAGGTGCAAGCAGTGGGAATTTATCTATCACTACTGGAACATTAACTGCTAATATTGAGGGTAACATAACTGGTGATGTTACAGGTAATGCTGACACAGCAACTACACTAGAAACTGCTAGAACTATTCATGGTGTATCTTTTGATGGGTCTGCAAACATAGATTTATCTGAAGTTGTCCAAGATACAGTCGGTGCAATGTTTTCTAGTAACACAGAAACAGGCATTACTGTAACATATCAAGATGCCGATGGTACTATTGATTTAGTGATTGGAACTCTGAATCAAGATACTACTGGAAATGCTGGCACAGCAACTGCACTCGAAACTGCAAGAACGATAGCTGGTCAATCATTTAATGGTACATCAAATATAACAATTGCAAGTACAGACTTATCAAACACAAGTGCGATTACTCTTTTAACAGCATCACAAACATTAACAAATAAAACTCTGACTAGTCCAGTTATAAATACAGGAATAAGTGGTACTGCATTTTTAGACGAAGACGATTTATCAAGTAACTCTGCAACAAAGGTTGCATCACAACAATCAATTAAAGCATATGTTGATGCAGCTGAATTACGAACTAGAGCATTTGCAATTGCTATTGGTGCTGGACTTTAGTTATTGACTAAATAGTGTATAAAGGAAAAAAAAATGGCTATTCCAAGTTCAAAAGCAACATTAAAATCATACTGCCTAAGAGCATTAGGTTTTGGTGTTATTGACATAAACGTATCTGATGACCAAGTAGATGACAGGTTAGATGAAGCTTTACAATATTTCGCACAATATCATTATGATGGTATTGAGAAAATGTATCTCAAACATCAGATTACTGCGGCAGATAAAACTAGAGCTCTTTCTAATACGACTACAACTGCAACAGATCCAGTAGATAATACTATTACTGCATCTTTTTCAGAAGGAAATAATTTTATTCCAATGCCAGAGGCGGTAGTTTCTGTATTAAATGTTTTCCCATTTGACGATGTTGCAACAAACAATATGTTTGATATTAGGTATCAACTTAGATTGAATGACCTATACGATTTTAGTTCTACTTCTGTTATACATTACCAACAAACAATGCAACACTTAGATTTTCTTTCACATATTCTTGTTGGTGAAAAGCCTGTTCGTTTTAATCAACACCAAAATAGATTATACATTGACATGGATTGGACAAATGATATTGAAGCAGATGAATTTATAATCATTGAATGTTATCGTAAGATTGACCCAGCATCATATAGTGATGTATTTGATGATATCTATTTGAAAAGATATGCAACGGAATTAATAAAAAGACAGTGGGGTGCAAACCTTTCTAAATTTAATGGTGTCGCAATGTTAGGTGGCGTCACAATGAATGGTGGAGAAATCTATCAACAAGCACAAGAACAACTAGAAAGACTAGAAGAACAAATTCAGTTATCATTTGAAACACCAATTGACTATATGGTAGGATAATCAAATGTCAACTAATAGTGCATTTCATACAAACAATCTACATTCTCTTGCAACAGAGAGAAGTTTGTATCAAGACTTAATCAAAGAAGCCATACAGATATATGGACATGATGTGTATTATGTTAATCGTGATACAGTTGCTTTAGATAATATACTTGGAGAAGATAGTCTTTCTTCGTATACAAAACAAACACCAATCGAAATGTATGTAGAAGATGCAGAGGGATTTGGTGGTGACAAAGAAATCATAACGCAATTTGGTTTAGAGAATCGTAATGAGATTACATTTGTAGTTTCTAAAGAACGATTCCAAGAAATGGATAGTCAATTTGTTATTGAAAGTGGAACAGATACAACTGGTGGGGGTATACTTTTAGAATCTGGAAGTATAGATCAATCAGGCAGTTCATCTACACTTTCAAGTGTGCAAGGAGATGACAACTTTTATGTATTACAGGATATAGCTTCTACAGATGCAGATAGACCACAGGAAGGGGATTTAGTTTATCACCCTGTTATTGCAAAAATGTTTGAGATAAACTTTGTAGATCACGATGAACCTTTCTATCAACTAGACAACAATCCTGTATACAAACTAAGATGCAAACAATTTGAATATAGTTCAGAAGATATTGCTACTGGTATTGATACTATTGACACAATTGAAGATGATCTATCAAGATCCTCAAGTGCGTTCCAGTTTACACTTGAAAATGAAGTTGGTTCTATTCAATTAGAAAATGCAGCTGATACTGGTGACGCAGAGTTCTTAATCTCGGAAGACTATATAGTAGGAGATTATGTTACAGATAAAACAGCACAAAATGAGTTATTTGATGTACTTGATGATACTGTTATTGATTTTACAGAATCAAATCCATTTGGTGACGTAGGAAGTAGTACATAATGAAAAAGGAGAATACAATATGTTAGGTCAAACTTTTTACCATGAAACTGTACGCAATGTAATTGTTGCGTTCGGAACAATGTTTAATAATATTCAGATTGTTCGTAAGGACAATACTGGAGCAATAATACAGTCAATGAAAGTTCCACTTGCGTATGGCCCAAAACAAAAATGGTTAGCTCGATTAGATCAAGACCCATCACTTGCAACAGCTGCAGCAATCACTTTACCAAGAATAGGTTTTGAAATTGGTTCATTAAGTTACGACCCAACCAGAAAAATGAATCGAGTTCAAAAGTTTAAAAAAGTAAAATCTTCAAGCAGTGCTTCAGGAAAACTTGATACACAGTATATGCCTGTTCCATATAATATGGATATTACTTTATATGCCATGGCAAAAAACTCTGATGATGCATTACAAATTGTAGAACAAATTCTTCCATTTTTTCAACCAGATTATACAATCACATTGAATGATAACTCGGACATGGGAATTAAGAAAGATGTTCCTATTATCTTGACAGATGTTAGTTACGAGGACAATTATCAAGGTGACTTTGAAAGTCGCCGTGCAATCATTTACACCTTATCATTTACAACTAAGTTTTATCTATATGGCCCTGTCACTTCTTCAAGTGTTATCAAGACTGTACAGGTCGATCAGTTTGCAAATCTACCAGAAGTTTCTCCCAAAAGAGAACAGAGATATACAGTTACTCCTAATCCATCATCAGCTGATGCAGATGACGATTTCGGTTTCAGTGAAACATCATCATTCTTTGAAGATGCGAAAACTTATGATCCTGTTTCTGGAACAGACGTAAAGTAAATATTGAAAATTAAGGATTGTTATGAAAGACGCTGATAAAATTATTGGTGGGGCTTTAGGAATACTAGAGTCTGACCCTATCGAAAAATCAATTAAGGAACAGAGTACTGTTCCTCGCGTTGTACCAGCTACCAATGAAGATGATATTGACAACGATTACAAATATCAAAGAGAAAATCTTTATAATCTTATTGAACGTGGTCAAGATGCTATAGATGGTATTCTTGAACTTGCAAAAGAATCAGAACACCCAAGAACTTATGAAGTTGCATTGAATGGCATTAAACAAGTTGCAGAAGTAACAGAAAAACTTGCAGACCTTCAAGAAAAAATGAGAAAACTAAAAGAAGTTCCTAACAACGCACCCAAAAGTGTAACTAATGCATTGTTTGTTGGTTCTACTGCTGAACTACAAAAAATGTTAAAGGGTACAGATAAGTGATTGAAACAAAAGATAACAAAAATGCTTATCTTGGAAATCCTCTACTCAAAAGAGCCAATGTATCTCAAAATTGGACTAAGAAACAATTACTTGAATATTCAAAGTGTATGGAAGATCCCCTATTCTTTATTCAAAATTATGTAAAAATTGTTTCTCTTGATGAAGGTTTAGTTCCTTTCAAAATGTACGACTTCCAAAAAGAAATGGTTGGAACATTTCATAACAATCGCTTTACCATTTGTAAACTACCAAGACAATCTGGTAAGTCTACTATTATGATATCATATTTATTACACTATGCATTATTTAACGATAGTGTTAATATTGCAATCCTCGCAAACAAAGCTTCAACTGCAAGAGATTTGTTAGGCAGACTACAACTTGCGTATGAAAATTTACCCAATTGGTTACAACAAGGAGTTATGTCTTGGAACAAGGGTTCTTTAGAATTAGAAAATGGTTCTAAAATACTTGCATCTTCTACTTCTGCAAGTGCGGTTCGTGGTGGTTCTTATAACATTATCTTCCTTGATGAGTTTGCGTATGTACCATCCAATGTTGCTGAACAATTTTTTAGTTCTGTATATCCTACCATCTCATCAGGTAAAACTACAAAAGTAATGATAGTAAGCACACCTCATGGTATGAATATGTTTTACAAACTATGGGTAGATGCAGAGGAAGGAAGAAATAGTTATATTCCTATAGAGGTTCACTGGAGTGAAGTGCCAGGCCGAGATAATAAATGGAAAAAGGAAACTATTGCAAACACAAGTGAACAACAATTTAACACAGAATTTGAGTGTGAGTTTCTTGGTTCTATTGACACACTTATATCTTCGGCAAAGTTAAAAAGTTTGACATATAGAACTCCAATTCAGTCGAATGCTGGATTAGATGTCTATGTACAACCAAAGGAGGGTAATACCTACCTATTGACTGCTGATGTTGCCAGAGGGGTGGCTAACGACTTCTCAGCATACATTGTATTTGATGTTACAGAAGTTCCGTATAAGATAGTTGCAAAGTACAGAGATAACGAAATAAAACCCCTATTGTTTCCACAGAAAATATATCAAGTTGCAAAGGCATATAACATGGCATTTGTTTTGATTGAAGTAAATGATATTGGAGAACAGGTTGCTAACGCAATGCAGTTTGATATGGAATATGATAACCTTATTATGGCATCGATGCGTGGTCGTGCTGGTCAAATCTTGGGTGGTGGTTTTTCTGGTGGTAGAGCTCAGTTGGGTGTAAGAACAACTAAAGCGGTTAAAAAAATAGGGTGTTCTAATCTAAAACAATTGATTGAAGATAATAAACTTATCATAGAAGATTTTGATACAATTAACGAACTATCTACATTTATTTCTAAAGGTTCATCTTTTGAGGCAGACGACAGATGCCATGATGATATGGTGGCATGTTTGTTTATCTTTGCGTGGGTAACAGACCAGACATATTTTAAAGAACTTACAAACAATGATATTAGAGAACAGATGTATAGAGAAAATCAAGATCAACTAGATCAAGATATGGCTCCATTTGGATTTCAAGTTAATGGATTAGAAGATGAAAACTTAGGTACTATGGTAGACGAATACGGAACAAAATGGAGTCCAATCGTTAGAGATTATGACTCTAATTGGTAACTAAGTTAAACTTTGTAAAATTATAGATAGTATGCAGTTATTAAAGAAACTCAATTAAATCATTGTCAAGTTTTATCCAACAATTAAAACAAACAACTTTACATTGATTCATTAATTTATGCACTTCTTTTCTACTTTCGTTATTAGTACCAACACGTTTTGCTTGTTTACGAATTAATACATCATGTGGATAAAGTTTAAGGCATACAGTTTCACTTTCACCACAATGAATACAAAATTCGTCACCAAGATGATTATTTAACCAAGATACTCTTTTTTGATAGTTCCTACGAGCTACCTTTTTAATAGTTTCTTTATATTTTTCGTAATGTTTATTTACCATACATGTATTTATAAGTTTTACAACATATAAAACACAGTTTTTAGAAACTTAGTTTTTATAAATACTATTAACAAAAAGAGTAATCTCTAGATTAAGGAGCAAGAATTATGTCATTTTTAGTCTCGCCTGGCGTTAGTGTCAGAGAAGTAGATTTAACGAATGTAGTTCCAGCTGTTGCAACCTCTGTTGGTGCAATCGCCGGTGCGTTTCAAAAAGGGCCAGTTTCTTCAGTAACAACAATTACTTCAGAAGAACAACTGGTACAAGTATTCGGTAAACCAAATTCAAGTAATTTTGAAACATTTTTTACCGCTACAAACTTTCTACAATATGCAGATAATTTAAAAGTAGTTAGAGCTGGTTCTGGTATTTTAAATGCTGGTGCAACCTCTGGTATTCTCATTCGTGATGACGACCACTATCAAGCATCTTTCCAAGATGGATCTGGTACTCATGGAGAATGGACAGCAAGAACTGCTGGAACACATGGTAACTCACTTGGAGTAGATATTTGTGCAAGTGCAAGAGCGTTTGCACAACCATTAGGTTCACTAAACTTAGTAAATGGTGCTGGTGCAATTGGTGACTTACAAATTACAGTTGATAACCAAGATGCAACAGATGCTACAATCGCAGTCGGAGATATTATTTCTTTCCAAACTGCTTCAGCTATTGTTGCAACAGTTAATGGTGCAATTACAGTTGCTTCTAAGACTTTAACAGTTGATGGAGTTTCTGGTACACTTGCAGTTGGACAACGAGTAATTGGTGCTGGTATATCAGACGGAGATGAAGTTGTTAAAATTGCATCTGTTACTTCACAAACTGTTGTTGTTCTTGATAAAGCAATTACAGTTGCAAACGACATACCTCTTGTATTTCTTGCAGATGGTGGATCAAATGTAGAATCAAAAGGTCAAGAGTACGAAGTAACTTCTGTTTCTGGTGAAATTTTAACAATTCGTTTACTTGATGATCCTGCTGGTGGTGGTTTACAAACAATCATTCCAGACAACTCACTTATTACAAGACGTTGGAGATTCTCTGACTTATTTGATTCAGCTCCCGGCACATCTGCTTGGTCAACTGCAAATGCTCGTGGAGAAAAAGACGAAATTCATGTTGCAGTATATGACATAACAGGAGATGTTACAGGATTCGATGTTGATGTTGCTGGACAAAGAACTGCTGCGGTAATTGAAGTATTCTCTGGTATGTCAAAAAATCCTAATGCAAAAACATCTGAAGGTTCTAACAACTATTATTCAGATGTTATCTTTGCACAATCACAGTTCATATACTGGACAGACCATCTTGCTGCTGGTTCTAACTGGGGAACAGATATTGCAACTGGTACAGACTATACATTAGTATCTGGAGTTGATGTTTCTG